CACCGCCCCCGGTTCAACGGTCACCCCGGCCACGATCACCGCCGCGGCGAGCATCCCCACCCCGTCGGTCACTGCCGGCGGCGGGGCCACGGCCACCCCCGCCACCATCGCGGCCACCGCAGCGGTACCAGCCCCAACCATCCGGGTCTCCACCACAGCGAACCCGGCCACCATCCTTGGCGCGGCGGGCATCGGCACCCCGACGCTTCACGTCTCCACCACGACAACCCCAGCGGTCATCGCCGGCATAACGACCATCCCCACACCCGCCATCACCGCAGGCGGCAACGCCACCACCACCCCAGCCACCATCACCGGCGCAGCCACCATCGGCGCGGCCACCATCAAAGCCAGCTGGACAGCGACACCAACCACCATCGCCACCACCACCGCCATCCCAACCGCGACGGCCGGCGTATCAGCCACCAAGACCCCCGCCGCCATCACCACCACAGCGGCCATCGGCGGCCCGACACTCCGAGCAGGGTGGACAGTCACACCCGCGACCATCGCCGCACTGGCGGCGCTGGCCGCTGCCGCCGCGCACGGCGCGATCGTGACCGTCGCCGGTGTCGCGGCCACCTCCGTGTCCGCAGTCACCACCGAACGCCGATCCGTCGCGGCCGTGTACGCCGCCACACCGTCTGCACCAACAGTCACGGGGAGGTAAGGCGTGGGCGCGTCAGTCTTCTACGAGTCGGCGTCCGAACTGGCCACGCTGGCGAACACCTTCAGCGTTGCCGGCACCCCCACCGACCCCGCCACGGTCGGGCTCACCATCACCGCCCCGTCCGGGACCGCCACCACGTACACGTACGCCGCCGCGCAGATCACCAAGACCAGCACCGGCGTGTACACCAAGGACATCGCGTGCTCCGAGGCCGACGAGTGGCAGTACGAGTGGGTCGGCACCGGCACCGCAGCCGATGTCGAGGTCGGCACGTGGACCGTCTTCGAATCCACGCTGGGCCGCCTGTACGCCACCGTGAGCGCCGTAAAGTCCCGCCTGGGTATCACGGACACCGTCGACGACTACGAGCTCCACGGGGCGTGTTTCGCGGCGTCGCGGTGGCTGGAGACCTATTGCGACCGGCACTTCTGGCGGACCCCCGCCGCGACGGTCCGCACGTTCGTCCCGACCGGGCAGTACTGCCTTGACCTGCCCGAGTTCAATGACCTCGTGTCGGTCGCCAGCCTGAAGACCGACGGCTCCGGAGACGGCACGTTCGAGACGACGTGGGACGCCGCCGACTACCAACTGCTGCCGCACAACCCGTCGGCCGCGCCGGAACGCAAGCCGTACACCAGGATCAAGGCCGTCGGCGCACGGACGTTCCCCGCCTACTACTCGAGTCGGCAGTCCCGCGATGACCGGGTGGAGATCACCGGCGTGTTCGGGTGGCCGGCGGTGCCGTGGGCCATCCGCCAGTCGGCGCTGATCATCGCCGCGGAGACGTTCAAGCTGAAGGACACATTCGCCGGGCAAGGCGGCTACGGGGAGTTCGGGCCAGTGGTGGTGCGGCGTAACCCGCAGGCGCTGGACTTCGCGAAGCCGTACCGGCGCAACGCCGTACTGGTGGCCTGATGCCGACCGTCGAGCAGATCATGGTCGCGCTCGAAACCACGCTGGACACCATCGACGGTCTGCGGGCAAGCGCGTGGGTGCCGGGGCAGATCAACCCGCCGCAGGCCATCGTCGGCGCCCCCCCGATCTCGAACTACAACACCGCGCAGGGCGGCTCCGGGATTGAGATCCCAATGACGGTGACGGTGTTGACATCGGCCGTGTACGACCGCACCGGGCAGATGAAACTCGCCGGGTACGCCAGCCCCACCGGGGACCAGTCGATCCGCGCCGCGGTGATGGCCGACCGCACCCTCAGCGGCGTCGTGCACGACTGCCTCGTCGATTCTTTCCGGCCCCTCGGTCTGGAAGAGGTCGCGTTCCACCAGTACTTCGGCGGGCTGTTTCAGCTCCGCGTCATGGCCTGACTCACCCGAAGGGACCGCACGATGGCATTCTCCGCCAAAGCTCTGCTCGAGCTGAGCGCGCTGCTGACCAGCCCGCAGGATCTGACGACCGGTTCGGCGCCGCTGAGCCGCACCGAGCAGGTGCTGTTCGCGGAGGGCGTCGGCGCGAACCAGGCCAACCGCATCTGGTCGGACACCCGCACCCTGGGCGCGTCGGCAACCGAGGATCTGGACCTGGCCGGGGCGGCGCTGCTCGACCCGTTCGGCGTCGCCGTGGTGTTCGCCCGGATCAAGTTCCTGTACATCAAGGCCGCGGCGGCGAACACGAACAGTGTCCTGGTCGGCGGGGTCGCGGCCGGGTGGGACACGCTGATCTCCCCGGCCGCCACTGGTGTGCTGAAGCTTCCCCCGGGGGCGGGGTTCGCCGCGTGGGCGCCGTCCGCGGCCGGGTTCGTCGTCACGGCGACGACCGCCGACCTGCTGCATGTGGCGAACAGCGCCGGCTCCACGTCCGTCACGTACGACGTAGTCGCGATCGGAGCGGCGACGTGACCGAGTTCGTGAAGATCCGCCACCCGGAGGCCGGGGAGGCGATGGTCCCGGAGTCGTCGGTGTCGCACCACCGCGGCGCCGGCTGGGAACTCGCCGAAATCCTCGACGAGCAGCAGAAGCAGCCCGCGGATGCGGGCGCGCAGGAATCGGTACCTGCCTCGCGTCGCCGCCGCGGCGCCGCGGCTGACACACAGAAGGAGCAGGGCTGATGCCAGCTACGCCAATCGCCACGTCGTCGCGGTACTACGCCGTCGGCACCACCAAGTACATCTACGCGCTTACGGTGGCGAACCCGGCCGCGCCGACCCGCGCGGAGATCAACGCCGGCACCGACCTGTCACCGGAGATCGCCGAGGTCAGCGGCTTCATGGTGAAGTCGGAGCAGATCCCGACGAAGGACATCGACAACCGGTTCGTGTCGAAGATCCCGGGTGACATCAACGCCGAGGACTCGGCCCTGAAGTTCTACGCGTCGAGTGACTCGGTGGATGTGCGGGCTCTGCTGCCGCGTGACACCATCGGGTACGTCCTGCGGATGGACGGCGGTGACGTCGCGGGCCGGAAGATGGATGTGTTCCCGATCAAGGTCGCGGCGCTGTCGAAGGACATGGGGACGGGCACCAACGCGGCGACGATCGAGGTGCAGTTCACGATCACCGACCCGCCCCAGGAGAACCTGGTGATCCCGGCGTAGCGGACTCCTCCGGCTGGTCGCGTCGGAAGGTCGACCGGCCGGAGGTTCAACCTTCCGAACCTTCCCGTGTAGGAGGCCCTCGACTGATGGTCGATATTGATGTCCGGGTGTCCCGGAACTGGACGGTGGTCGCGGCCCGCCTCAGACGCGCCCCGAAGGAGTTGCGCAAGGAGGTCCGGGCCGGTCTGCGGCAGGCGGTCGATCCGCTGTCCGACGCGATCCGCGATGGCATCCCGCAGTACATGCCGCGCCGCGGCGGGTACGCGGCGCTGCTCGGCGGGGCGCTGAGCCTGCGGACGACGGTCACCGGGTCGGGGGTTCGGATCACCGGCACGTCGAGCCACGACATCCGGGCGCGGCAACGCGGGTCGCTGCGGCACCCCGTGTACGGGCACGACCGGTGGGTCAACCAGGCGGTCCGGCCGGGGTTCTTCACGGAGCCGCCGAAGGACCACATGGGTGAGGTGCGGGACGCGATGATCCCCGTCCTCGACGCCTTCGCGCGGAAGATCGCGGGGTAGACGTGACCGTGACCCGGTTCCGGCTCGGCGACGCCGACCAGAAGAAGTACCACGACGGCGGCACCTGGTACACCTACGACCCGGCCGTCCTCGACGACCTCACCGCCGGGCAACTCATCGAACTCGAAGGCACCATGAACACCACCTTCGACGAGATCGAACACGGCCTGTTCCGCGGGTCGGCGAAGGCGCGCTGCTGCGTGATGTGGGTCGCGCGGTATCTCGCCGGTGTGCGGGAGGACTGGGAGACGTTCGAGCCGTTGGTGCGCCGCGCCGAATGGGTCGAGACGGACCCGGACGGCGGACCGGCCGTCCCCCCGGCCGAGGCGACCGGTGCGTCGCCATCATCCCCGCCCGCTACGAGTTCCAGCCCCGCGGCTTCGCCAGCTTCATAGCCGACGTCGAACCGTTCTTCCTGTTCACCGCCCAACTTCCGCCGCGTGAGCTGCGGGCGATGACGGTGCCGCAGATCCACCGGGCCTTGGACTGGTGGAACAAGCAGAACCAGGGGGACGAACGTGGCGGCAGGA